GCCATATAGTGGAAAGTATCCCTATCTTCCCAATCAATCGGATATGGAGCTAAATCAACTGCCTTTCCTTCCATGTGCTTAGAATACTTAACTTTTGTTGCACCTTTTTTTAATAACTGTTCCTGTCTTTCAGCAGATCGCAAACCTTCAATAATAGTAACATCCATAATTTTAATTAATTCATCTAAGATCATAATCAACCGATGATCTACACCCTTCAATCTTTCTTTTGATCTTTTACCAAATTTGTACATTATCCTAACCTCCTTACGATTGACTCCGCCCACCTTCTACCGGGATTACCTCCCCATAAATCCCAAGCTACCGAAGCCTTACTATTTTTGTCATTCCTTCGGTTTCTTCTTTCTGCTGGTGTGTCATGTCTTGCAAAAAACGATGTCATTCTTTTGATTGTTTCTATAGGTAGATTCTGACCATTTGCTAATGATCTTGCTCTAGCAACTCCAACAGCAGTTCCACCTCTTCTAGATGGAGGAAGTTCCCTTCTTCTTTCTAATGCTCTCCTAGCAACCTCTTGAACGCTCTTTGGGGGAATAGGCATACTTACTATCGCTTTTTCTTTTTTCTCTTCATTTTCGGCTTAATAGACCGCTTTTTTTTGGTTTTACCATAATGATAAGGCATTATAAACCTAACCTTTTAAGCAATACACTTTTGATAACTTTCCATAAAGCCTCAAGTATTGCTTTTTCTGTTTTTTCTGAAATAATTGGGATGTCTATAGCAGAGTTTAATTCTGTAATAATTTCATCTTTTGTTTTATCTGATAACAATTCATCAGCTATCATTTTTACTAGCATTTACTTTCCTTTCTTTATATTCATGATTAAATAAATAATTGATAATGATGCTACTACGATCTGAAGTAACTCATGGATATGAGATAAACCGATTACATAATTACCAAGCGAGATTGCTGCTATTCTAAAGCTATCCACTAGTGTTTCCCTCCACCATTCAATCTTCCAGACATATAACTAATTTTATCACTTAGATCATCTACATCTTTCATCAATGCCTCATGTCTCCGATCTAGCTTATCATTAATACTTCCTTTAAAACCATTAACAGAGTCAATCAGCTTCACGCAGATATTCATCGTATTACTTAGCTCTGATTTCATGCTTGAAAGAGCTTGTTGTATTTCATCGATATGTTCAGTTTGTGATTTATTTTCTTTTATAAGATTTGTAATCATAAACCCAAAAAGGAGCATACATATTCCGATAACTCCAAGCTCTCCATAAGCCTCTAGCATTGTAGTAGTATCCACTATCTTACCTTAACCTCTTCCAATCTTTGATGCTTATAGCACCAATTACTATAATTGCTGATACGACCATGAAACCAATGAATAGTTGAATCAGCATCCATTATCTCTATAAAAACCGAATTTGAAACAGAATCCTCTGGAGCTAGTGGTAGATTTGCGACTATCCAACCTTGATTTCCGCATCCTGTAAACCACAGGAATATCATAAGACGTATTAGTATTTTCATGAAGTACGATAAAATCCCCGCTATTTAGTTTCTTGATCTTGTTCTTCATCTTTTTCAATACTCGTTTTTAGAGCATCTAAAAAAGCCTGTTTGCCAAACCTTAATTGCTGAAGATTAAATTCGCTAGATTGTATCTTTCGATCTAAATCTGTGCAATGGTTAATCATCAACTTTTGCTCTTCAGATAGTTCTGATTCTTTATAATCCTTATCAAATAAAGTGATTATCTGTTCTTTAGGCATTTCTTTTTCTTTTTTTGCCACCTGTAACTCCTATTTACTTGTTTTCTAAATCAGTTACCTTCTTTGATAACTCCTGTACTGCTTTAATTAATGGTGAGATCAATTCATGGTATCTCATGCCATATCTATCCGCATCTTCATCATAAATCAAACCAGCAAAATCATTATTAGTCAAACTACTATCCTTTAAGACTTGTTCGACTTCTTGAGCAATTAAACCAAAATGTGTTCTTGTAAAGGTTTTTTCTTTAGTTTCCATCACAGCATCTTTTGCTTCTACTGCTTCAGATACTAATTTTTCTTCTGTGATTTCTTCAACAGCCTCTACTGCTGGTTCTACTTCATATTCTTCCATAATAGGAATTTTATGTAATCCAATCACCTCACCATCTTCATCATATAGATTGACTTCTTCATATTGATGTTCTTCTACTGTTTCAGTATAGGATACTTCTTTCTGAACATATTTACCATCTTCCTCGACAATTTCAGTTTTTGTTTTTTCAACTTCTTTAGATACTGTTTTTTGCCTTGTACCCATTACAGCTTCTTTAGCCTCAATAGCTTCTTGAACAACTACTGTTTCATATTCAGCTTCTTTAGCTTCTACTGCCACCTCTTTTTCAACATCATAGGTGTAATCTTTCCATTGATATTTTACAGGGCGTAAAGCATTTACAAAATCAAGACCAAGAGAGGAATCTACAATGTTATCTTTTAATCTTTGATCAGATGTTTGGATTGTTCCATTTGTTGCATGAATATCATCAAATCTTAAAGAACCTGAACCTAAGTCTTGAGCATCATCTGCACCGGGTAAGATATTTCCTGTATCTCCATCAATCGTTAATCTTTGAGTATCATTAGTCCAAAATGACATATTAGCAGTAGCATGATTTGATGCAATTACAAATCCACCAGATGCACCTACACTTAATAATTGAACTGAATCTTGTATGTTACGACCAGATGTCGTAAAACTTGAAGAAAATGTCCTCATGTATAAGTCTGCACCATCGGCAGATGCTTTAAAACCACCAGATGCTCCTGTTCCAGCAGTATTGTTGTCTACTTGAATTACAGTATGAGCATTTTGGTCTTTTTCAACTTCAAGGAGTTCTGCTGCACTATCAGTTCCAATACCAACCGAACCCGCTCCCGTTATGGAAAGTCTATTTGCACCATTGGTAAAAAAATCCATATTACCCGTGCTGTATATAACTCTTTGCCCCCAATTATCACCACCATAAAAAACAGTAATATTATTTGTACCATTTAAGAGTTTTATATCTCCAGCAACCTCAAGTTTTTTTGTAGGATTTGATCCACCAATATGAACATTTTGGCTTGAGTTTATAGTTAAAGCAGTAACTCCAGAACCAGTAGCCATTGATATATTTCCAGTTCCACCTTCTGTATTAATAGATAGCTTCCCTGTAGATTGTTGATGCATTATTACAGCACCATATTCGTCAGAAGGACTGCCAAATGCTATACGACCGGGATTTGCATCTGGAGTTAAAATTGATATACCACCACTTGCACTATTTTCTACTACTAAATCATCAGCATCTCCATCTGGAGTAACACTTCCAGCGGAAGCAGTATGCACATGAAGAGTTCCATCTGTTGGTGCAATTCCTACTCCAACTCTGTTCGTATCCAGAAATAATTTTGATGCAGTATCTTCTCCATCTGATACAACTCTTGCGGTACCATCTATACCACTATTTGAATTAGATACTTGTAATAAATCTTTATAGGTACTCGCTATACTTGATCCTGTTAAACTTGCCATATTATCCCCTTTCCATGAGATTATTTTGCACAGCTTTCTGTGCGGTTATTAATCAATGAAGTTCCACTTACGATCTTCATCTTCAAATTTTGTTAGCATATTCTCCCATTTAATTTTGCCCATATACTCATCTGACATTGAACCAACACTTACCCCAGTTTCACCTACCATATCAGCAAAGGCTGCTCTTAAAGCTGAATTAACACTTGTACCAGAACCACCTTGACTATTTGCCCACTCTTTCAACATCTTACCCAATGATCCAGAAAATCCTAATGCTTCTAATCCAACTCTGATTGAATCATTTAAGCTTTTTGATCCAGATGTTATTCCAGCTACATCGCTGAAATATTCCCTCATAATTGTGTTAAAACTTTTTTTTGTACCTAATGCCATTCTATTATCCTTTAAGAGTTAGGGAGGGAATCGAAACTCCCTCCCCGATCTTTTTGTTTCTACCTATTAAGAAACTTTGGTGTGCATTTCAACACCCCAACCATCTATGATCTCTGTTACTCCCCAGAAACCAGAACCAATGATGTTATCACGAAGATAATTACCTTCACGATATATCTCGACTCTTAACATCTCACCAGCATATCCCATTCCCAAAGCACCGGGAACGAATACGCCACCTTTTACAGCATTAGATGCTACTGTGAACTCTGGTGAAGAATGCATATTGATACCAGCAATCTGACTTACAAATCCTGTTCTAGCACCTTCATCCTGTACACCAGCTCCAGCAAACTGTGCTGCTGTCACTAGGTCATTATGAACTCCATAAGTTCCCCAGATTT